CTGCTCAAACACCATCGGGCTTGCCAGGTTGAAACGGCGCGACAGCGGCACGACGTTGCCGGACTCGTCGTAGGTGACGGGGTCGGCGGACTCAAATCCAATCGATTCTTGGTTTCGTATTGCTAGCGATGTGTCTTGTCCATTTGGCTCAATAACGCGCACTGCGTCATAGCCCTTCAGCAAAACGCTGTTTCTCCAACTGTCTTGATATTCCTGCCACGGAATTAGTTGTTCATAGACGCGCAGCGGTTTGGTAAATCGAACCAACGACACGACGCCGTCGCTGTGTTGATTGGCAAACTGTTGTGCTTGCTCTCGTGATTCAGAAACAAATGTTTCCGTAACACCTTGTGGCCGATTGCGTTTGTGACCACGAAACATCATCCCGCGTGCCTTCGCCGCCTCATCCACCATGCGCTGCGCCGTCTCCATGTCGCCGCGCTCAACCGCTGCCATGTAGTCGGCGTCGATGCGGGAGCCTTGGGCGAGCGGGCGTTGCGCCTTGCGCGTATTGACTTGATTCGTGAATCGACGCACCTCTGCCGTGCGCTCGCTGCCACCCTCCGCTGCCGCGTATCCGCCGTCCGATGCGTTCATCACATACTTGCCATCAATGATGAATCCGCCATCAATAACAGTGTCAGCAATTTCTGGGAACGTATCAATCAAGTCGCCGTGCATGGTGGCGTTGACGTCGTAATACACCGTGCCGTCGTAATCCATCAATGCAACAATTGCCGGGCCGTCGGACAAAGGCCGCATTCCAGGCTTTGCAACCGGAGGATTGTTGACATCAAATACCCCGGATTCTGGGGCTGGCGTAACCGCCTGCTCAAGCGCCTGCGCCTGCTCCGCTTGGCCATCGCCGCGGACGCGGTACGGGTAACGCTCAAACATCTGTTCGGGCGTCACGCCGACACGGTCGGCAAGCGAAGCCATCATGTTGCGCACGAACTCGGCGTTGATCTTGGCCTCTGTTGCGGGCTGGCCGGCGGCGGTCAGCTCGCTGTACATCGTCTCCTCAACCCGCGTGGCGCTTTCCACAAACGCGGTGTCCTCAGCCGCCAGTCGCTCGTCAATGACGTCCTGCCCGGCGGCTGACATGCGCTCTCGCTCGGCGCGCACGGCCTCTAGTTGCGTCACGCTCAACGCCTCGGGCGACAGGCGCATATGCGGTCGCAGCGCGTTGCCAAGGTCGGTGTTGGCAAGCTTGGCCGAGAACACGGCGGTCGGGATCGTGACATCGCCGCCACGCTCAGCCTCGGTGCGGACCTGTTCGGCGAAGCCCGGCACAATCGCGTCAACCTGGCTGACGGTCAGGTTCAACTGCGCGAGAACTCCCTTGGCATCCTCAGCATCGACATAGATCGTTGCGACAGGCTTGCCCTCAACCTGCTTCTCGACGAACTCTTGGAATGCGTTGGGGTTGCGCTCGCGTACCTTGGATTCGGCAACGCGCTCCTGGAGTCCGTCAAGCCACTGCTGCTGGGCTTGCGTTTGCCGAGCACGTCTAGTGTCGTATGCAAGTCGAGCACCCGGGCCGATTGCTCCAAGCAATACTGACCCCTGAACACCGGCAACAAACGCATCTGCAATACGGCCGGCTGCGTCACTGAGCGTCACCTCACTCTCAATCCCGTCCGACAACTTGGCGAGTTCCTCACCGATGATGCCAACGGTGTCCTGCGACGCTTCCTCTACGCCGTTCATCATCATCTCTAAGCCGTACAACTTGCCAGCTGTTGTCAGTGCTCCCGCGACGGTTGGTTGTACCAATGCCTGCGTTGCAACTTGGCGAATTGCTTTCGACATCGCCCAATTGATGAATGGAGACAATGTCTTCTGCAAGACCTTGGTGCCAGCCAATTCGATCATGCCGTTGATCCCACCGATTCCCGCTGCCCAATATGCCGCCTCGTCAGGATCAACACCTTGCTCTACCAAATTGCCATAGGCCACGCCTGCTTCCATCTTGGCCGTACTTGCGACCATGCCGGCCTTTAGTCCTGCTCCGAAACCAACAGCAGCACCGGCGGGTCCGCCAAATGAACCACCAATAGCTGCTCCGCCAAGACCAAACGTAGCAATTTCAGGCGCCTGATACGCCATTTGTGACGCAACCTGCGATGTCATATACAGAACGCCGCTGCCTGCCGTTTCGCGCTGTCGCTCACGCACGAATGCAATGCGTGCATCGCGCAGTGGGTCAGATCCGTAATACACAGCCCCGCTCAATGGCGAGTAACGCAACGTGCCTTCTTCGCCCGTGCGCCAACCGCCCTCCCATCCCTTGGCAATGCTGTCAATCCACGACCCGGTTTCCGCCAGGTTGTCGATGTCATCGTGCGCCTGCGCGGCGAATGCGGGATTGGCAAATGACTCGGCAAGCGCTGGGTTCTTGTCAAGCATCCCGGTCTGTTGCAAGCGCGTAATGAGCGACCGCCGACGCAGTTCGTCCATGTTGCGAAGCGCAATGTCCTGACCAAGACCAAACTGGCCTCCGAGCTTGCTGGCCTGCGCTGCCTGGTCAGGATTGATCGACAGCGTGCTGGCAATCGAACCGATAGCCGGCGGCTGACTTGTGCCGCCCATTCCCTTGGCAATGGCGAGGAACGGGTTGTCTTCTGGCGCGTTCAGCCCGAGTTGGTCGGGCTGCGCCATCTTCTGCGCCATCGGGATGAACGGGTTGTCCTCAACGGTTGGGATGCGAGGGGTCAGAGTGATGTCCGACAGGTTGTCTTCCTGCATTACTCAGCCTTCTTCATTCGTTCGTACTGGAGATACATCATCGCCATGTTGGCGGCGTTGACGCGCTGGTTCGTTGCCTCAAGGGCAGCACGGATCTGCTGACGTTCCTTGTCGGGAATGCGATCAACAATCTCAGTGTACGCCTTGCTCTGCTGCTCTGGCGTCATGGCAGCGATGACGGTTTTCGCTCCGTCTTGGTTTGAGAACGCACGGTCGAGCAGTAGGTTGTCAACGACAGCCTGCTTCTCCTCGCGGCTCAACTTGCGACCCGTCCGCATCTGCTCGTAACTGATCGCCTGCGTGACGTTGTCGCGGAACAAGAGAGACGCACGCTTGTCAGGGTCTAGTCGCGGGAACGCAATATCGTTCAGCCCGTTGCGCACAAGCGTCGCGTTGACAAGATCGGCATCGACGCTTGCTTCCTGCATCTTTGGCGGATCGTTCAGGTCGCCAAGCAGCTTGGTGAACGTCGTGCGCGTCATGCGACCGCGGTTCTCGTTCAGCCATTCGCGGCTGATGATGGACGGGTCACGGGCGATCTCCTCCATGACGTCGAGTTCGTCCTCCTCGCGCTGGCCCTTGAGCAACCGCTCCTGATCCTTGGGCTTGAGCGCACCGAACACCTCTGGCGGGATCTGCGCCACGGTCGATCCTGGCTTTGCCAGATACTGCTCAATGCTCTCAATGCGCTGCCCGTACTCGTAGTCCTGCAGTTCCTTCTCCTGCTTGTACGCGCTGCGCAGATTGGCCTGCACAAGCCGGCGCGTCTCGGCGTCGGGGATCTCGGCTGCGACCTGCAGCGCCTCGGTCAAGCTGCGCGGAGGCTGCGCCTCGTCGCGTGGCAGGTCGATGATGGAGTTCGCGTTGCGCGGGTCAATCGCCTCGCCGTTGCGCACGATGCTGTATCCCACCGGATACAGGCCATCGACCGCCTCGCCGTCCGTGCCGGCGGCGCCGACCAGTCCGCCCTTGCGCACGGTTGCACCGACCTCAAGCATGCCCCAGGTATCGACGTTGCCGAGCGTGTAGCGGGTGCCGTCAGCCGTCTCAACAACGACCGTGTTGTCCTTGATCGACTTGATCGTTCCGTCAGCGGGCGCGTTGATCGGGGTGCCGGGAGCGACCGACATATCAAGTCGCTTGCCCTTGACGTCGTACCGTGCGTTCGGCACGACCTCGCCGAAGTTCGCCGTGCCGGCCTTGCTGTCGAGAAGCCCCTGCGTCTTGATGCTGACGGTCAGATCCTCAACCATCTGCTTCTTGCGGTTGGCGTCGAGCGACGCAATCATCGGGTCGGCAACGCTCGCGTCGATGCGGCCACGATCAAGCTGCTCGCGCACGTACTCAAGACCAGCCTGGTAGTCGCTGTCCATCATCAGGCGGTTGACAACGCCACGGGTGGCAAGCGTGTACACGCCGTTCTCAAGTTCGCGCATCTGCGCGCTGTCCTCGGCAAACCCCATCAGGCGACCGGCAGCGCGGGCCTCGTTGAGCGCGACGCCCATGTTGCTCGTGAACGAGCCGGACGGCAGGCCGTCCTCGCCGACCTGATTGCGCGAGTTGTAGTCCTGCACCGCCAGGTTCACGTACTGCTGTGCGCGGATCTTGGACTCGTTCGTCGCATAGACCTTGACCTCCTGATCGCGGTGCGCAAGCGCCTGCGTCTGGAACGTCATCATGTTGCGCGACAGCACGTTCTGGAACATGCGCCGCTGCGTCTGGTTCTGCAGACGATCCATCGTCTCTTGGCCGGCCTGCGACAGCGCGTCCTGCGTGGCTTGGAACGATGTTTCAGCCTGCTTGCCGCTGGTCTTGAGGAACCCGTTCTGCCCGCGCAGGATGTCGTTGGCGCGCTCAAGGAACGCCACGTCGCTTGCCTTCGTCTCGGCCTCGTCAATGGCGTCCTGAATTGCCACGCCTGCGCTGAACGCCACGTTGCCAGCCTGCGTCATGGCGCGACCGAACTGCTGCACCTGTTCTGGTGCGGCGTTTTGCATGGGCTGCACGGGCGGTGCGGCAAAGTCGCCGATGTCGCCGCCGCCTGACGGGGTGACCTGTGGGACGAAGGTAGTGGGTACGGTCGGCATGGTTAGATCCTGCGCGTTGACACGCCCTCAAGCAATTCCTCAAACCGCTGATTGCGCGCCCAGTTTGCGCCGATGTCGGCGGCACTACCGAGCAGGCTAGTCGCAGCGCCAAAGCCCGGCATGATCGTGCCGGCGGTCGCGCTTAGGTTGCTCGCCGTCAGGCCAGCCATCGTGGCCTGCGTGCCGAGGTTGAACGCCTGCAGGCGGGCAGCCTCCTGCGCCCTGACCGTGCTCGCGTTGATGTTCAAGCGGTCGATTTCCTTGACGATGTCCATGCTGGCGATGATGTCACGGGCCGATCCCTGACCGAGCGCGATGCCTCGCCCGGCCATCGCGGTGCGTGCGCCGGCCCGGGCCTGACCCGCCGCCATCGTGTAACGACCCGCCTGCAACTGGCCTTGACGCCCGACCTCGCCCGCCGTGAACTCGGCGGCGCGGCGGTTGATGCGGCTCATCTCAGCCTGAAACTGCGCGTTCTGCGCCTGCATCTTGAGCTGATTCTGCTGCGACCGCATGTTGTAGTAGGTGCCGATGGCGCTTGTTGCGGCACCGAACACCGATGCGATCTGCCCGCCGATGGTCAACCCCTCGGCGACCTGACTGCCAAGGGTGAACCGCTCGCCAACGGTCGGCACATCGCCAGGCGTCAGCATGGTCGGCGAGCCGTCGTACGGGCGTTGCAGCAGGAATGGGATGTTGTATTCAGCCATCGTCAGTCTCCAAGCACGACCTCAAGCGTAAGTCCAACCACCGTCAGTGGTAACGGGTCGGCCTGACGCAGATATACCTGTCCTCCAGCGCGCCATGCCGGCTTGAGATCCACGTCGATCTCGTCGCTCTTGAGGCTTGGCGGCGTTCCGTACGGTTCCGTCGTGCGCTGCTTGGCCTCCACGAGTCGATCAGCGGTCGGCCCGATAAAGATGCCGCTCGACTTGAACACGCGGATATACGCCTTGTTGACGTTCTTGTAGCGGCCCTGCCCGTACCCGTCCAAACTCATCACCGCTGGCAGGGTCTGTAGATCGCTCTCGTAGGGCAGGCCGACGTGGATGACCACCGCAGCCCGGTCAAGGCTCACGGAGCCGCCAGAGACGGTTTCCTGCGGCTGCACGGCCCCGTCAGCGAGGATGCTGACCGTCTTGCCGTTCAGGTGCGTCAGACCGCTCACCGTGTCACGAGCAAAGCCCCAGACCGTTGTAGCCGTGTTGCGCAGGGCGACGGGCAGCGTGACATCCACGCGGGCGGTTGCCACCGTCGTGCTGCTCGTGCCGATGATGCGCAGGCGGTACAGGTTGCCAGCCGAGTCGGTCAGCACAATGGCGTCGTTGATGTCGGTGGGCGGCGTGCTCGTGGACGGGAACTGGAAGATGGCGCTGCTGGCCGTGATCGTCAACACGTCTGACGGACCCCAGGTCGTTCCGCCGCTGACAGTTACGGTCGTAGCCGTCGTGTTGTTGCCGTTGTAGGTCAGGCCGCAGTCCACGAAGAAACAGTTCGTCAGCGTCGTGATCTGGCGCGATGCCATGCGCTCAACGTAACGCTTTGTGCTGCCGCCAATTGTGCGCTTGACGATCACATACAGGCGGTCCTCGCTGCCCTCCGCGACTGCGGTTGCGGTTTCAAACAGGCCGTCCGTGTCGTGCTGGTGCCACGCGCCGATCTGCTGCTCGGGCATGTAGGTCAGCCCCAACAGATTGCCGTTGCTGCTCACGAACCACAGGATGGGCTGCGGCGACTTGCTGTAACACATGTCCGTGACATCAAGGTCATCGAACAGGTGCGCGGCACGAACCGACAGGTCGCCCGTCACGAACCCGCTTGCCTGCCACGAGTAGCCGAGTTCGCGCACATGGCCGCCTCGGGCCGAGCAGTACACGACCGTGTTGTTGACAATCTCGGGCTGCACATCGTTGGCCCCGATGTACGACTGGGGACGCACGCTGATCGTTGATGGCGACAAGACGTCGCTGTTGACAGGGCTGACGCGCCACTCCGCGGCGCTCGTCAGCAGCAACAGCTGCGTCAGCGGCACGATGTGGTTGATCGTGTTGGCCTCGCGGGCGGCCACGCGGATGTTGATACGGTCGCTGTCCTTGCTCGGAAGCGTGTAGGACAGGTCGCTTTCGGTCCCGCTACGCGTCATCCAGATCGTCTGTGGCGCGTTGTTCGTGCCGGCGAAGATGCGGCGCTGCTCAAAGTAGGACACCGATCGTGGGTAGTTCCCGGCGCCCACGAACGGCGTTTCTACGATGGGGGGCGTGATGCCCATGTCGGGCGCGATGTTGTCATCGTCAAACGACGTGCTCGCCGTCTGGCCGATGTATCCAAACAGGCCGCTCTGCCGCTTGTAGATGTTGTAGCGCAGCGCACCAGACACCGCGCTCCAACTGATCGTGTTCTTCGCTCCGAGGGCGTTCAGGTTGTTGATGACGTTGCCAGTCGGGCTTGCCGCGCTCTCGTCCACCGCGTTCTGCGCAATGGCCGTCACGACGTAGTAGTTATCGAAGTCCAGGCTCTTGTCGCCGAACTGCACGAAACCGCCGCTTGCCCACGCGGTGTATGAAGTCGTGTTGACAGGCACACCTGTGTCGTACGCCTTGACCGACAGCGTGTTTCCAGCCGGCGTGCTGTTGACGAGGTAGAACCCCGCCAACTGCGTCATCGTTCCGCCGTTGACATAGATGCTGTCGCCGACTGCGAACCCGTGGTTGCCGACCGTCGTGATGACGCCTGGGTTCGCCTGCGTGATGCCGGTGATGTTCAGCGCATCGCCGCGGCTAGCCGTGACGGTCGGTGCGGCAGGAACCGCAACAGGCGCAACAAACGAAATGGTCGAAAGGGTCCACGTGGTCGCGCCGAGACGGCGCAGCTCGCGGGGCGCGTAGTTCGGATGCACGAGCGTCAGCACGTCGGCTGACTGAACGTAGTGGATCGTCGGGATGTCGGCCTCAAGGTACGGCGTCGGGATCTCGTAGGCCGACGATGGCAGCGGGTACCAGTAGGTCGCGTTCGGCGGCGAGTTGCCCGTCGTAGCAGCAATGCAGTAGTAGTTCGTGCCGCCGCTTGACACAAGGTCGCCGATGACATAAGCGGTCGCACCGTTGTAGGCCGCCGGGCTGCCAGCCTGCAGCGTCGCGCCCTGCGTGTGGAACCTGATGTACTGGTTGCCGACCTCAAGCACCATCGTCTGCGTGGTGCTGTAGGTGAACGGGATCAGCCGCGTGCGCTTCGTGCTGTCCTTGGCCTCTGCCACGAACTGCGTGCCTGGTCGGTTCTCCGCCGGCCCCTGCGGGGTGGCAATGAAGTTCCGCAACTTGGCCGCGCCAGTCTGGAACTTGACATCGTCAATGCGACCGAACATCTCCGGCGACAGCTCGCCGCCCGCAAACGACCTGCTGTAGATCCGGGTGCTCGGCATGGTTCAGCGTCCTGCAATCCACCCGGTGATGTGTTCGGGCTTAATGTTGCGTTGGTTGGCGTCGCTCATGCGTGCTTGCTGCAGATATCCCACCATCATCTGCGTCTGCCGCTTGCTCTCGGATGCACCTTGATCGCCCTTGATGACTGGACCTGCAAGCATGGACGCTAGGTGGTGCGACAACGCCATCACAAAGAGCGGGTCGAACTTGGTCGGGTCGCTGATGAGCGCCTGATAGCGCAACAGCGCGTTCTCTTGATCGGTGTACAGCACCTTGTTGCCGTTCGTGTCCGTCTCAATGCTGTACGTCTGCGGCACATAGCGCCCAGCTGCGACGAGCGGCGCGTAGTTGTGCAGGAAGTCGGGGTTGTCACTCGGCGTGAACTTGGCCGAGTAGTCGTTTTCGGCGTCGTGCGGCAGAACGGCGACGGCGACCATCATGTCGCCAGGAACCGCGTACGCATACTTCCACATGCTGTACGGCATCGTTACCGACGCGAGCAATGCGCGTCGGCTGGCGAAGTTCCAGTTGTGCATCTGGAGAAGGCTGTCACGCGCAATGGGGTAGAACCGTGCGCAGTGCTCCGCTTGTGCAGACCCTTCAGGCGGGTCGATGCTGGCGATGCTTGCGTCATCGCCGAGGTGCGCGAGGGCCAGATTGCAGATCTCTACGACGCTTGCCAAGGTGGCCTCCTAGTCATAGAGGGGCGCCGGGTTGTGAGTCCGACGCCCCTCTGTTTCATCTAGCTGACATCAGTCTTCGCTCTGGAGTTCCCGAGCCGGGCGACCACGGCGGCGGACCACCGGGGTAACTGCTGGTTCGGGATCTTCCTGCACAGCCGGCTTGTCGATGTACTCAAGGTTGCCGTTGTGAGGACCGTTGTACTCAAAGACATCGTTCTCCTGACGGAGTCCGTTGTCAACGAAGCAAACGACCTTTGCGCGAACTCGTGCCATGTCAGTTCCTCATCAGGCGACCGTGAAGCCGGAAGCGTAGATGCGCTTGCCGTCCTGAATGTCCATCACCACGTCAGCCCGCACCGCGCCGGCGCTGTGCGAGCCGGTGGTAACGATGTTGGCGCCGAGGTAGCGGACAGCGGTGCTGCCGAGTTCCTGCTGAGGATTGATGCGAACCACGATCTGCGCGCCAACGACAAGCTGGGCATCGGCGACCACGCCCGTCTCGCCAACGACCTTGGGGGCCGTGTCGAGATCATCGGTGCTGTCAACGACCGCCTGGAACGCCGCTCCCGTTCCGCCGGTAAAGGCGGTGGTAACGGTAAAAATCACGTAGAGGTCCGTGCCTTCACCGAGGTCGCGCACCTGCGTGCCTTGGCCGATGGTGTAGGTCGTGCCGCTAGCGGTGGCAACGTAACGGGTGCTGCTCTGCGTGTCGATCACGTCCGGGAAGTCGTAAGTGCCGGCTGAACCGAACGTCGAATGGGTGAGGCTGCCGAGCAGCATGTTCTGGTCGAGAATCATTGTGTTGTTTTCCTTTCTGCGTTGGTCTATCAGACCACGCGGGCTTCTGCGTTGATGAGCTGGTCGACGCGGCGGCACGGAACGCCGAGGAACGACAGCCAGCTGAACGGGGTTCCAAACTGAGAAAGACCCTGCTGCACGGACAGGACGTTCTGGGCGCGATCCATCGCCTGGATGGAAAGGCCGCTGTGGACGGTGCGGTTCATGTAGAACGCCGCACGACCCATCGCCATGTTGGGGATGCGGTACAGAGCGCGGGTCATGCACTTGATGAGCTGCGTGGAGGCGTTAGTCGCCTGCGTGGTGCTTGCAGTCGCCATGTCAGACGCGTCGATGTTGGCAATGCGGACCACGTAGCGCCAATCCTTCACAACAAGGCCGTTCTTCCACTGGTAGCGCGTGGCGTAGGCCTGCATGCGGTCGTTGCCGCTGTACACGGTCTGCTCGCCGAGATCCTCGTGCATGAGGCCAGCGGTCGATCCCTTCGGGAACGGGCAGTAGACGGTGTTGTCGCCCCACACCACAAGGTAAACGCTCGTGTTGTCGGTGGACGAGCCGCCCGCGTCGATGATGTTGGTGGCGTTCGGGGCCGAGAGCGATGAGTACCTAGCGGCGAGGCCGAGGTAGCTCTTTGGCTCAATGGCCGGGTTGCCGTAGAACATCGTCGCGGCCTGCGTCTGGTTCATGGCCTCAAGGAAGGCCACGTCCTCGGACAGACGGAACTGAGCGGTGTTGCCGTTCAGCATCGCCAGATCCTTGTCCACCTCGCTGCGAGCTTCCAGAATGCCGCAGGCTTCGTCAACCTGAGCCGTGGTGCTCTTGCTGTTGGGGATGCCCTGGTTCAGCGCACGCCAGTAGACGGTGGGCAGACCAGTGCGGATCACGACGCGCTCGCCAGTAGGCAGATTGCCTTCCTTGAAGACACAGTCCTCAAGGATTTCGTTCGACTGCGAGAG